GTGTATATATATCTACGTAACCGGGGGGTGGCCCCTGCCTACCTGCCTGATTCAAAACAATTTTCTGCTTCGCCGCCCGCAAATCCGCAGAAAACCGCCAAGATGCAAAAGAAAATGCAATCAATTCAATAGCTTGCAGTTAAATGGTAGCTGATAAGCTATCAGTTTTCCTAGTGAATACTGCAAAAGAAGGCGTAAGTTATTGATAACGCTGAGAAAACATAACGGCCGTGCATATTTTAACCCTACCCATGCTATATTATACGCGTATAGCGTTCTCGTTTTGTTCTCTTTCGCCATGCTATCACCAGAACGAAACAGCAACGAACTAGGAACGAAACAAGAACACCCGATATGCCTCAATAAAAAGTGTAACAAAATCAATGGGATAAAAAAAGTGCTTGATTATCTGTTTTTGTTTTGCTAGTCTCTAATTATCGCAAGGCAATCAACCAAGCGATAACGACTAGAAAAAAGTGTTTGACAAGATAAACAGTTTAATCTAGTCTCTAATTATCGGGTAGCTAGACCAAGCCGCAAGGTTTCAACATAGTCCGATAAGCCGAAAGAAAGCGCATAGGCGATTCGTTCAACCTTGCTAGGCCATAAGAAAAAAGAGACTAGAAAAAAATGTTTGACAAGCTGAACAATTTGGACTAGTCTAGAGGAAAGTCGGGAAGGCGAATTGAGCCGACTATAAAGTGGCCAAGTGTGCAGACACTCAAAATACTAGGCTATCATGACGGGAGAAATCCGTCTAGCTGGGCGAACCATCACCATGGCTGACTTCAAGTCGGGCTAACTAGGTGAAGTGCAAGGGGGCAGTCTGTCCTGAAACCGCAAGTGCGACCAAGGGTGCATTTGTATGACAGGGAAAGTGCGACCGGAAATCCTAGGGTGGTCAATGTGATTGGGGCGATAAATTATAAAGGCCAGTTTTGTCTGTTGTCTGGCCACCATGACTATAAGTCGGGATACGCAAGCCATGGGAAATCTACAGATGGAACGCAAGTAATGTCTGCAATCAGCTTATGACGGCCTGACTTTGCCTTGGCAATTTCCCTGATAAAGTTTTTTACAGTCCAGAATCTGGTGCTTGCGTGGTAATATGCAAGAAACAAAAAAGGTAGGGCGTATGCGCTAGTCTTATGACAGTTAAGCTAATGCCCTACCTATCATTTTTTGATTGACTATCTTTTCTAATCTTGTTAAGTTATGACCATAGACAATAGTGGAGAACAGCTATGACATACAATCTTATAGGCGTAGGTAATAACGCCAAAACTGTCAAGGGTGATGGCACTGAATACATGACAGGTATTCAATACATGAAGCCATACAAAACCATATTCAAGGGCAAGGTGCATAATCTATGTGCCTTAGCAGACAAGGCAAAGTGCCATGCTGGCTGTCTCAATACGGCAGGGCGTGGGCAGATGACTGTTGTTCAGCGTGGCAGAGAACGCAAGACAATGCTATACCTGTCTGACCGCATAGGCTACATGGACGCACTGTATAAAGACTTGACTATATTCAGTCGCAGACAGCAGAAAAATGGTATCAAGCCATGCGTCCGACTCAATGGCACTAGCGATATTCAGTTTGAGAAAACAGGTATCATGGAACAATTCCCAGAGATACAGTTCTATGACTACACTAAAATTGTCAAGCGGGCGTATGCCAAATTGCCTGACAATTATCATCTGACGCTATCCTACAGTGAAGCTGACCCAGAATATGCAGAACAGGTATTGACAGCAGTGCGTGAGACTGGTATCAATGCGGCAGTCGTATTCAGAGGCAAGCTACCCAAGACATTCAAGGGATTGCCTGTAATAGATGGTGACAAGGACGACTTGCGCTTTCTTGACCCACAAGGTGTTATCGTAGGTCTGAAAGCAAAAGGCAGTGCAAGGCAAGACAAGACTGGCTTTGTGATTGACGCATAAAAAGGAGTAACTGAAAATGTTTGAGAAACTTACCAAACTAATCTGCGCGGCAGGTGGGGCTACACTCTTGACAGTATCATTGCCAGAGATGCTATACTATGCCGCACCTATCATGGTGATAGGCTATACAGGCGGAGTAATTTTACTCTTGATAGCAATCAAATCAGCACTCTGGGATTGACAGTGCGGGTGAAACCTGTTAATCCTGTGGCAAGGATGGTGGCGGTCAATCGCCGCCGGACTTCCACCCAAGTAGTCCCACCCAAAAAGGGCAAGGGAAGCTACAACAGAAAGAAACAAAAGGACTTATTCGATGACCAAAGTAAAGAAATCAAGTGAGTTTGACCATGACTGGAATGACCTGTCACTCTTTGAGAAAATGCCAGTGCGTAAAACTGCTGGCAAAGCAAAGAGAGATGACTGGAAGCGAGAACGCAAGGCAATGCGTAGGGCAAAACAAATGACACAGGAGAAGTGGTATGCCTAAGACCATTCAGATAACCATAGATGCAGACTGGATTGACAGTCTAATGGATAATACAGGAGATGCACAAGAAGTGCTGGCCATGCTTGAACAGCACGAAGCTACCCTGTATGACTACATTGACGATGCTATCATTGAGATGATAGAACGCAATACCCAAGAGTAACCCAACCCAACAGACACAGCAAAGGAGTAACACTATGTCTTACAACACAATCAACACAACCTACTGGAAGCAATCAACAGGTCTGACAGGCCAGTGCAAAACCGAACGCACTGCTGCCCTGTTCAATCGAGTCGCCGGACTTTACAAGGTGGCACATGGTCTGCACCTGTCCAAGATGCAGATGTATCGGCAAGCGCACGCTGAAGCAAAGCTGTTGAAGGCAGAGACGGATGGCCGTATCATGGACACTGCATCCGCAATCATGGGTATTCAGTTGAAAGAGTTGGAGAAGGAACTGCGCCAGCAAATCCGTGACAAAACTTTCACTACTGAAGTGGAGTTTGACACCATGAAAGTAACAAACATCCGCGACCTTGCACAAGGCAAGCGCGGTAAAAAGGTAGCCGCATAGACAGTTGCCATTACATGAGGGGCAGTGTGTCTATGCGGTTCTCGTGTTCTCCATACACTGTCCCTCTCTCTCTCTCTCTACACAGACTAGGAGTTAAGCAATGCTCACCACAGAAGAAAGAACACAACTCTTTGAAATGAAAGAAGGTTATCTTGAGTTTTTTGTTGAAAACCCAGAAATGCGAGAGACACATCCCGATTTGTGGCACGGATTTGTTTCCTTGTATGAGGAAACAAAGCTAATGCTTGAACATGACGAGCATGAAAAGATAATGTCAACAGCAACATAAGTAGAGGAGACAGAGGATGACAAGGGACGAGATGCTTGAATGGCTAGAAACCTGCCCCACCCACAAGTGGGAGATTGTGCATGAGGACGAAGGCCATGTTCGTGTGCTAATCTGTTTTGACGAGGAGACAGAAGATGAATAGATTTCTAATTGAATGTCACCCCGATGCTATCGCCAAGTCTCTGTGTGACAAACACATTGTCAAGATGCCATTGGAAGAAGCACAGATGCTATGCACTAGCCTGTGGCATCATGCGCCGGAGTATGCAGAGGAGCATGGTTTATATAAGCCTGTGCATCAGAAGCATCCTTGCACCCTGTGGGCAATGAAGACACGGGCTAACTATGTCTTTGCTTACAGCCTATACACCGCCATGCTGTGTGAGTATAACCACAGGTATGGTAAGTGGCATGGTGCAGGTAAGCATACTGCGGCGTTGCATAATGGCATTGCCCTGATACCAGAAGGTGCATTGACACCACACCCGCAATGCTTCAGTGGGCATGATGACCTAAAGACAGATGAACGCTGGCCTATCATGGCATACCGCGCCTTCTATATTGTTGACAAGGCTGGCTTTGCTAGGTATGATAAAGGTGGCAGGACTATGCCTAACTGGATGAAGGAAGGAATTGAAAATGGACAAGGATTACATTCGAGGTGAAGCTGTCTTTGAGGATGGCGACTGGTGGTATTACAGCCCAAGTGGATACAGGGAGAGGGTAGCTGCTCATGCGGCAAAGAACAGGAACAGGATGTTTGTCAATGGCAAATACATTCCGAAGTCTCACCCACTACACAAGCCCGGTAATTACAAATCACTTGACGATGCTTGGTCACATGACAAGATTGACAGTGTGCCAAAGGGCGAGGTGTATGCCATTGTCAATCCAGCTTGGCCCGATTGGGTGAAGATAGGGTGTGCCTCTATCGCAGAGGACAGGCTGAATGGATACCAGACTGGTTCACCTTATCGTGACTACAATATTGTCTGCACAATACAGACAGATAACAAAAGAAAAACAGAGAACCTTATGCACAAGACTGTGCAAAAGCTGGCCCATGAAAGACGAAATGAATGGTTCAAGATAAGTATTGACACTGTGAAAGAACTGTTCTATAAGTATGAGAGTGAAGCAACAACAACACAGGAGACTGACAATGCCTAACCATACAGACAACAGAGTAATCCTGTCACACGCTGACAGCAAGATGATTGACATGATTTACAACATCATGAATACAGAGGACACACCCCTGTGCCAGACACTCATTCCTATGGATGAAAAGCTGTTAGATGTTTCCGGCTTTTCAGACGACTACAAGCCACAAGGCTGGTATGGCTGGCGGCTTGATAATTGGGGAACCAAGTGGGACATATACGATGCACACTGTGACCGCATTGATGCGAACACACTGCAACTATACTTCAACACTGCATGGTCTCCACCCATCTTTGTCTTTGACAAGCTGGTAGACATGGGCTTTGAGGTCACTGCTCGTTACCTTGATGAAGGCTGGGGCTATATCGGTGAATACACAGGTGGATTTGCCCACAGGACAGAGCCTAATAATTACTGTGTAGAGGATGTGGAAAGAGTAGTGACTGAATACCCCGAACTGGACTATGAGTTTGGTATCAGTGAGATGATAGCAGAAATGAAAGAGGAAGAAGTTGCATGATGCCTGATGCTCTTGCTTTCTGCACACACTGCAAGGCTAACAATTTTGTAACCACATGGTTGTTAGTCTTCCCTTTTAGGTTAAGGTGTCGCTCTTGTGGTGGTTCCTTTACGCCTACTTACCTTATGAAGTTTAAGGAAAAGGAGACAGAGGATGTTTGCTGAAGCACTTGTCTGCATAGCACTCAATGTGTATCACGAGGCCCGTGACCAGCCCTTCATTGGGCAGGTTGCGGTGGCACAAGTAGTGATGAACAGGGTGTATGATGACAGATACCCCAACACTGCCTGTGAGGTAGTCAAACAAGGCCCGACATACTCATGGACAGATGGCTTTCCTGTTCGCAATCGCTGCCAGTTTAGCTGGTATTGTGATGGCAAGTCAGACAAACCAAAAGATAGCACAGCATGGATGGATGCTATGCGTATCGCACACGGCGTGTATTACGGCAACCTAGATGATTTCGTTGAGGGTGCGACACATTATCACGCTACCTATGTCCAGCCTGAATGGGCAGACACAAAGACAAAGGTTGTTCAAATTGGTGAGCATATCTTTTACAGATGGGAAAATGTCAATCGTTGACAATTTTTCATACTAATGGTATAACAGAGTATCAATTAACGGCAATGGAAGGAGAATCATCATGCCACTGGACTTTACAAACAACACAAACATCATCGCAGAAGTGCCTGATTATCTGTCATTTAACCTTGCCTTTGAGCCTACCAAGTTCAAAGAAAAGAAGTATGTAATCAACCAAGACATGGAAGAATATATCGGTGTCGTTGGTAAAGACTTCACCTGCGCTGACCACACATCATTCTTTAATGGTGTTCAGGAAGCTATCTTGGAGAACCTTACGCCAGAAGAAACAGCAGATGCCAAGGTCACTTGGAAAGATGCACGAAACAATGCGTGGGCTTTGATGGACTTGACGCTGCCAAATGTCACAGCAGAAATTGTGACAAGCAAGCAAAGCACTACTATTGCACAGCGTATCATTGCCCTGCATGGCGTTGATGGTTCCTGCTCAAATCAAGTGTTCTTCGGTGCGATTGATTTCTTCTGCACTAACGGGATGATTCGCGGGGAGCATGATAAGGTTCGGCGCAAGAACACATCTAACTTTAGCATGGATAGGTTCATTCGTGACCTGCGTGAATCGTCACAGTCTTTCTATGCACAGTCAGAGCGTCTGCAACATTGGGCAAGAACAGATATTTCAACAGTTGATGTAAAGTCACTGCTTGAAAAGCTGATGTCTGACCGCAAGGCAGAGAAAATGTATAGCCTGTATAATCAGGAAGTCAGCACTCGTGGCCGCAATGTCTTTGCCCTGTATAGTGCCTTCACAAACTATGCAAGCTACGCAGACGAGCGTAATGGCTTCAATATGCGTAACACAGGCAAGGACACAGAGGCTGTCTCAATGTTCCAGCGTGAGCATGAGGTATCCAAGTGGATTGAAACCAAGCAGTTCAAGGAGTTGATTGCGGCATGATGGTTAGACCAGTATATAAGACAAAGCAGGACATGATAAATGCACATATCCTGTTTATAGAAAAGGATTTGCTTGAAGCAGAGTCCAAACTTAAAGAAGGAAAGGACAATGCAATTAGCAATGTTCGTGACGCTCTGTATTCTATACGACTAGTAATAGAGGAGACACAGAAATGAGTTATGATAGGCCACTTAAAATCTACAGGATTACTTTTGGCATGAGGGGGATGGAAGGGTGCTTGAGATGCACTGTGAAAGCCCCGGATTCTAACCTTGCTATCAATGCATTGCTTGACAAGGTGCATAACAAGGTAACGCCTGTTGGGTTGCGCATAGCAGAAAGTGTGTTTGAAGAATGGAATGAAGACACACAAAAGTATAGGAGAATCTGATGAAACTTAACAAGCTAGTTGAAGATTACTATAATTCCTATGATTTTAGGAACTTACGGCCTGAAACTCAACAGCATTATAAGTATCTTATAGGTGTGTTCACTAAAACTGTGGTGGAGGGTCAACCCCTCTGCCACTACACCTGTGACAAAATTGCAACACGCATGGCAAAAAATGCATACAACCAATGGTGTGAAAAAGGTATCCACACTGCCAACCATTTGTTAGCTGTTGCACGAATATTGTTTAATCATGGTATGCGTATGGAATTGTGTGACAAAAATCCCTTCGCTAACATACGTAAGAGGCCCACACAGAGACGAAAGACTGTCTGGAGTAGGGAAGATGTTAAGAAGCTATTAGATGTCGCCTACAGCGATTTTAGCACCCGTAACATCGGTCTTATTGCACACATGGCATATGAATGGTGTCAGCGTTTGGGTGATATGCGTCTTCTTCAGTGGACTAACATTGATTTTGACAATCAAACTGTAAGCATTGAGCAGAGTAAGCGCAGGGCGGATGTCCATTTGCCTATTTCAGATGACTTGTTTGCTATGCTAAAGCAACAGCAAGAGGATTTTGGGTTTCAACCTTATGTTGCACCTAGACCGTATCCAATTAAAGGTGAATATCGCCCGTATTCGTTGCATAAGTTGCCTAGTTTTTCTCGTAGGTTAATGCAACAGGCTGGACTGCCAGATGAATTGCGTCTGTCTGACCTTCGTAGGACTGGAACAACAGAAATGGTTGAGGCCGGTGTCGGAATTGGTCAAATTATGTCGGTTACAGGACACGCTAATCCTTCATCAGTGAAACCATACATAAAAAATACTTTGTCAAGTGCAAATTATGCATTGACAGAGCGAAAAAATCATGTTACAAGCATGACAAGTGCCGCAAAGGAAAGTGTATAACATGAATAATGTATATAACATTATAAGTGAATTACAGTTAAGTGTAGGGGAGTCTCGTAGGCTCAACTGTCCTGTCTGTAATGGCTATAAAACATTCACAGTGACCAATAACATGGGTCAGCTTATGTGGAATTGTTACAAGGCTTCCTGTAATGTCAGTGGTGGCACTCGTGTGCATCTATCTGTAGAGGACATTCGTTCTAGCTTTTATGGTAAGGACAGTGACCCTGTAGATACCTTTGAGATGCCCAGCTACATCGTGCCTCACCGTGGTAAGCGTGAGATAATTAAGTGGTGTGCTGAATGGGGAATCAATGAGGATGACCTTGACCTTATGTTTGATGTAAAGGAAGACCGTGTTGTGTTTCCTGTAAAGCATGAGGGCAGGATTGTGGATGCAACTGGCAGAGCATTAGGTAAGAGATTACCTAAATGGAAAAGATATGGAAAAAGTGGCTTGCCATTCATTCACGGTTGTGGTAATGTCGCTGTAGTTGTTGAGGACTGTGTGAGTGCCGCAGTTGTAGGCAGTGATGTTTTTGTTGGGGTTGCTGTGTTGGGAACATCATTGCAGGAGTCACACAAGAGGTATCTCTCACAGTTCTCGACAGCAGTCATAGCACTAGACCCTGACGCACTACCCAAGACACTAGCTATGGCAAAAGAATTGAGAGGCTATGTAGATAACGTGAATGTTCTTCGCCTACATGATGACCTCAAGTATCGTAACCCACATGACCTGCAAAGGTTAGCCAGCATAGGAGATAAGTAATATGGAACTATCATTAATAAGAAGTCTGATGGACAAGTCATTCTACGATGACCATCGGGGGGCAAGGTGTCCTGACCGACTGTTCAGTAAGGATGTCCGTAAGATTAAACAGGCGATTGACAATGCAATGGATAAGTATGAACGCACTGTAACGCCTGATGAGATTGAGGCATTGTTCATGTCTAACAATCCCACACTCACCACCGCACAGAAGCAAGCGTATCAAGGTCTGTTTCGTAACATCAAGAGAGAGCAGCCGCTTGGTGGTGACATAGCACAAGAGGTTCTGTCCAAACTGTTCCAACAGGTTATTGGTGAGGACATTGCAAACCTTGGCTTTGACTATGTGAATGGTGACAAGACCAGCCTTGAACCGCTGCGTATTATGCTTGAGCAGTATGGAGATGACTTCACACCCAACTTGAATGTGGAGTGGGATGACATTGAGATTGACACACTGCTCTCACGCAATGACCTTGAAGCAAGATGGACATTCAATATCAACTCACTGGCTATGAAAGTAGAAGGTGTAAATGCTGGTCACTTGATTGAGGTAGGCGCACGGCCTAACACTGGTAAGACATCGTTCCATGCCAGCATGATTGCTGCTCCTCGTGGCTTTGCACATCAGGGTGCTAACTGCATTATCTTGTGTAACGAAGAAGGATACCATCGTGTTGGCGCACGATACCTGACTGCTGCAACAGGCATGACCATGCGTGAGATTAAGGATAATCCAAGCAAGGCTCGTGACTTGTATGCACCTGTTAAGGAACGCATCAAGATTAAGGATGCTACTGGTCGTGACATGTCTTGGGTTGAAAGCATCTGTAAAACATACCGTCCTGACATTGTTATCCTTGACATGGGTGACAAGTTCGCCAAGACAGGTGGCTTTGCTAGAACGGATGAAGCCTTGAAAGCAAATGCCATTCATGCTAGGATGATTGCAAAAGAGTATGAGTGTGCTATGTTCTACATGTCCCAGCTTTCCGCAGAGGCAGAGGGCAAGGTGCTGTTGAACCAGAGCATGATGGAAGGTAGCCGGACAGGTAAAGCAGCAGAGGCAGACTTGATGGTTCTGCTGGCAAAGAACCCGGTAAAGATGTCGGAGACAGGCAGTCGTTCAGACGAGTTGGAAGAAGACCCGATGCGTCACTTGAATGTAGTTAAGAACAAACTCACAGGCTGGCATGG